TCAAGGTAAATCTATATTTAGTATGTTAAAAGCGGATAAACACATAATATCTGTGCCTTACCCACTTAAAACTTTAATGTGGGACAAAGCTTTTGAAAAAATGAAAAAAGGTTTAATTCAATCACCTGATGACATTAGACGTGCACTACATACTTATCCAATGAAAGTGCCTAATCCAGAAAACATAAAAGTAAACAAAGGAGTCATAGAAGTAACTGATTCACCAACTGGATGTATGTTAATTAAAAGAGAAGTTATAGAGAAAATGATTGAGAAATATCCTGACAAAAAAATAGTACAAAAGACAGTAATTAATGGTGAATATGTTGATAAACCTAATATGTGGAACTTTTTTGATACACTACATGACCCAAAAGAGAAGACCTATAATGGTGAGGATTTTGCCTTCTGTAAGCTTTGGAGAGACCTGGGCGGTAAGTGCTATGCCTATATCAATGATTCAATAGTCCATGTGGGTGAACACCAATATCAAGGTAAGTTTCACGATGAGTTGATATCAACCAAGTAAAATGGTATTATTTAACTTTTAGATCTAAGGAGAAAATATTCTATGTTAAATTTGTTGCCCTACGCGTTAGCAGCCTACGGTGGTTATCGTGGTTACAGAGATTCAAAAGATCAAGGTATTAGTGGAATTAATAGATTATTAAATACAGCAACAGGCGCTGCAGCGGGTTACTATGGTGGTAAAGCTGTTGTGAATGCTCCAAGTGTACAAGCTATGTTTCCAAGTGCAGCACAATTTACACCCTTTACGCAAACACCTTTTGCAGCAAGTATAGGATTAGGTGCTTCACCAGCTGCAGGTAATTTATCAATGTCACAAGCAGGTGGTGCAACTTATGCTGATCAATTAAAAGCTATTCAAAACCAAAAAGAATCAAGTAGTCTTTTAAATATTTTAAAAACAAAAAAAGATGGTGAAATGGTTTACAGTCCAGGCAAAGTATCTGCAGCAATAGCTGCCGCTACTTATTTAGGTGGTGCTTTCGACAACGAACCTACAGATATTTACATGCCAGGTTACAATATGAGTTATTTAGATCTTAGAGATAAGAGACCTGGATATTCATACATCGATCCGGTGACAGGACAAGAAAAACAATATGAAAAAATGTATGCACCTGAAGAAGCAGGAAAAGGAGATCGAAGAGTAGGTCCATATTCTATGGTTAAACAAAGATTAAAAACAGGTGGACTTGCAGAAATAAAAAAATTTAATGAAGGTGGAATAAATTATCTACCA